TAGCTTGTCGAAGATGCGCTCACACATATACTCGATCCGCTTGACCGCATCACTGAAGTCTTCTCTGCGAACAAAATCGTTGTGCATGGTCTGACTGATGTCCCGCACATCTGACTTCAGGTCACGGATAGCATCCCAAATGACTTTGAGCATCCAGCCGCCTAGAGCGCCAGAGCCTGCGATTACCATGTTGAACAGTTGCTGGTTGTCCATTTACACGCCGTAATAAGGAATCTTCTTTAGCACACCGCCAATGCTGATGACGATGTAGCCTTCTGGGACTAGCTGCAAGCTGGAAGTTGCAAACGTAGCAGAAGCGTTGGTTGTGTTTGTCACAGAGATGTTTGCCGTGACCTCTCCGCTTCCAATCGTCACATTGCTAAGCGTCAGGTTGCCTACAGATGAGGTAGTGCTGCCTAGCGTGATGGTTGCGTTACCAAGCGTAGCCGTGCTGTTCTGTAGCTGAGCATTTGTCACGCTGCCAGTAGGGATGGCGGCAACCACATTTCCGGTAACAGCGGTGATGCTTCCACCAGTGATGGCTACGTTGTTGGCATCCTGGGTAGACATCGTACCCAGGCCAGAAACAGCAGAGTTGGCAATAGCTATCGCAACATTGGCAGCAGCGGTAATGCGTCCTTGGGCATCTACAGTGACTTGCGAAACCTTGTCTGCTGTCCCGTAAGAGCCAGGGGTAACAGCAGTGTTTGCAAGGTTGATGGTGACATTGCCTGTAAGCTGACCACCACCAGACAGAGCAGTGCCAGCAATGACGTAGGCAGTGTTGGGAGTAGCGCCTACATCTGTAGGTCCGAGGACGACAACACCCGTCTGACCGTTGACAGAAAGAACAGAGTCTGTGTTGTCAATCTTTTGCCAAGCCGTACCGTTAAACAGGGCTATGTCGTTGACTTGCCAATCTGTGATGCCGTCTAGGTTGGTGGTGCCAGCGACAGAAACAACGTAGTAATCACCTTTGTTGCCAACTCCAGACGCAAGCGTAGGCGTGTTCGTGGATGCATTCCACGTACCCTTGTAGACAAGAGCGCCTATAGCGTTTTGGAAGGAGCTGACAGTCTTTAGCATGATTACGAACCGTCGCCAGGAGTGATGTAGACAACTGCACTGCTGCTGCTAGTCACGCCTGTGAAGTATGCGTTGGGAGTGAAGGTCAAGATTTCGTCAGTACCAGCAAGCAGCGGGATAGATTCTGCGGTGGTGGTAACAGCAACAGCGGCACTGTTAGCGGTGGCGGCAGTGGTTCCTATACCCATAAACACAGTCACAGAACCAGCGTTGAGGATGCGATACTGATTACCACCAAGAGTGGTGGATACTGCCTGTACGGGTGTAGGAGCAGTGGCAGCAGCGGTAAAGACTACCGTGTTGCCTGTGGGTGTGAAGGGTGAGTTAACCATCAGGCACTCCAGGGCAGCGGGGGAGTAACAACAGGCGGGTTGATCTGATTGTTAAGTTGCTGGATAACAGCCTCTTCCGTGGCTTCTTTGTCTACCCCGTTAGCCCACACCCAGCCAAGAACTTGGTCTTGAGTCAGGTCTTCGTAGGGGGTAAAGCTGGTGCCGGGTGCTGGCACAGAGCAGGTAGAGTAGACAGATGCGTTGTACGTCCCGTCAGTACCGGCGCAGGTCCAGTGACAGCAAAAAACAACATCTGCTTGCCCATCTGCATGAGGGTGGCAGTCCATTGCGGTAACAGTCCAAGTTACGGTCATGATTTACGCTCCTTTAAGGGTGGGTTGCTTTGTATGCGTCGAACTCGGCCTTGAGTTCTTGGATTGCGGCGGTCAAAGTTGCCACGAGGAATGAAGTGTCAATACCTTGAGGTTTGATGCTGCCGTCTTTGTTAACCGCATCTTTTTCGCCAGTTACAGCTTGATGGCAGACTTCAGCCAGTTCATGGGCAATGAAACCTTCACCAGCGGAACCGTCTACTTTCCAGTTGTAAGTGCAGGGCTTCAGTTGAGCAACCTTTGCCAGCGCACCAGTCATCGGCTGGACGTTTTCTTTCAGGCGGTAGTCGGAAGTCGTGTTGTACGCAACCGCAGTCGTGCCGTTCTGAGAGATGGAGCCAATCTCACCAGCGTCGTAATAAAAGGCGTGATACCGCGCACTTGAAGCTGTACCGTTGCCATGAAATGTGTTCAGTGCAGTGGCAGTGCCATTGAGAACCACCGTATGCCCACCCTGACCGGCTGCGGTACTCGTCGTCCCCACCAGCAAATTCCCACTGCTGTCGATACGGGCGCGTTCTGTTGCGTTAGCACTGCGGAAGATTTGAGTATCTGCGTCGTAATAATTCGTGGATGTACCGTTGAAATACAGGATGAACTGACCAAGGCTTCCACCACCTTGAATGTTCACCTTTGCATTGTCGGTGGTGCCCCCTAAAAGCAGGTTCCCCCCGCTTGTCAGCGTCATTGCTTGGGTGAAGGTGATGGCGTTTCCTGCGGTGCCGGAGGCGGCGGTAGACCAAACATGAGCGCCTTGGAACTGGTAGTAGTGGCTTGCGGCGTTGCCACTGATTGCGTACTTGAAGCCCGAGTTGAAATAAGCGTTCGCCATCAGATATGCAGATCGGTCGCCGTTCCAAACACCGTAGCCCTGCTGGAATACCTCAATCGCTCTGCCCTGACTCCACGCACTCGGCGTCACCCCAAGGCCGAGGTTGCCGGAGGAGTCGAGGCGCATCCGTTCGGTGTTAGCCCCGGCACAAAGAAACGCTAGACCGCCATCATTTAAGCCTTGAATTCCACTTGTAATGCCAGCAGGCTCAAATGCAATTTTGGCTGTAGAGGCCGTACTGGCGACAATAATATTAGCGTTATAGGTTGTATCAAGACCGCCGTAGACAACTAACTTAGCCGTAGGCGAACTCGTCCCTATACCCAGACCTGTGGAGGTCAGGCGCATTTGTTCGGAGCCATTGATGACGTACTCAAAACGAGCGCCAGCAGAAGCGCCACGAATAATCATCGTATTTGTGTCAGACGATCCAGCACGAAGCTGAACGTAACCAGATGCCCCTTGACCGCTAAAATCTCCACCAAGAGCAACAATGTTCCCGCCATTGGTTAGCGTCGTCCCATCAAACGTCAGCGCACTCCCACTGGTCAGGACTTTGCTGGCGTTGAGGTAGGCCACGCCGTTAGCTGTGCCGCCATTAAGCGTGACAGTGCTGGAGGTTGTCAGGGTAGTGAACGACCCTGTAGAGCCAGAGATGGGGGTGCCAGTGATGCTGCCGCCTGTCAAAGAGACATTGCCGCTTATCAGGTTCGTAACATTGCCGGTAGTGACATTGGCAGTCGTTGCTATGAGCGTAGTCGTGTTGACTGTCGTAGCGTTGGCAGTCGTCACCGTCACGTTTGTGATGGTCACATTCCCGCTAGAGATAGTCACGTTCGCCAACGTCATGTTGTTGAGCGTGGTAACAGTGTTGCCTAGCTGGATAGCCGTATTGCCCAACGTGATGGGCGTGTTGAAGTTGGCGTCCAACTGGGACAGCGGGATGGCAGACGTTGCTGCACCAAAAGAATACGGGACTGGCATTTAGAACCTCACTCTCAATTCGTGTTCCATCTCAAACGTGCTGACCACAAACCCTGGGTCAGAGCTAGTCAAGGTCAGACCTAGATACTTGCCGTATTGTTGCGCGTCTGACTTGTAAAGGAAATAGCTGTTGGTCGTGACCCATCCGATAACAACACTAGAGTTGTTGATCCACGGGATAACCTGACTTGCATTGTTGATCCACTGTGCAAAGTTCGCAAGCGTGTAAGGTGGGCTAGAGCCTTGTTCGCTATCTACAGTGATGGTGAACGTAGCACCCTGGTCAAGAATAGCTTCTACACCAAACTTCAGAGCCTGCTTGGTCCTGATAGTGTCCTGCATGGGGCTAAGAGCCGTCTGAATCATGCTGTTGATGGACGCTGTGCTGCTGTTGTAGAGCTTGTAGAAGTCCTTGTCGTCCACTCCGTAGAGGTTGATAAGGCCAGCAACCGGCAAAGAGGTCACGTAATCAAGCGAGCCTTGGCTTGTCAGGAACCACTTCTTGTCAAAAAACACCGCCTGCAACTGCCTAGGAGTCACGCCAGGAGGTGCGTATGTGAAGTTGAAAGCTGCACACAGAATGTTGTTGAGCAAGACCTGTCCACCCGTCACAGGAAGGGTGAAGTCTATGTTCGGGAAAATTCCGTCTAGCTGGTCAGACAGCTTGCTCGTGGTAGAACCAACCAAGGCATAAATGCCGTAATCATTCATGAACAAAACAGAGCGGAAGTACGGGAAGATTGCCCGTAACCGCCGAGTTCCTACGCTTGCGCTGACGTTAGTGTTCGTAAACAGCGTCTGACCTGTGCTGGACACCCGCAAGTCAGAGAAGACGTTGATGCTGTCGTCCCCAAAGATGTACAGGAAGTTGTTGGCAGAGACAAGAGCGCGAATGTTGCCGTGCAAAGTAGAGTCTGTAAGGGTAAAACTACCCGCAGACACACTTGTAAAGTCCGAATACGACCCCGCAGCAGAGTAGTAGACAGTCCGGCCAGAGGCTACCCAGACCCTGCCGGAGAACGTAGCTACGTCTACGATGTCGTTGAGGTTCACAGCAGCTATTGCAGTAGCTGCATTTGTGGCTCCACCGCCAGAAATAGTGACGGTAGTGTTGGCAATGTAGCCGCTACCAGGGTTGGTCATGATGACTTGCGTGACCTGACCCCCGGACAAGATGGCAGTACCGGCAGCATTTGTTCCTGTGCCGGTAATTGTGACTACCGTGTTTGCTGCATTTACGTAGCCAGAACCGCCGTTTGTGATGACTACGGCTACCGTTCCGGTCTTAAACGTGTTGTAACTGGCAATGGCAGTGGCAGTAGTTCCGCTAGGCGGGGCTGCTATCGTGATGGTGGGGCTTGCTGTGTAGCCTGTACCTGCATTAGTCAGGGTTATGCTGTTAACTTGGCCTGTAGCAACAACAGCAGTAGCCGTCGCAGCACCGCTGGAGAACGTGACACTAGGAGCAGTGGTGTAACCGCTGCCTGCGTTTGTCACGGTAACAGCTACAACTGCACCACCAGAAATGGTGGCAAAGGCTTGTGCTTGCGTACCGCCTGTTTGGTCAGGAGGACCAATAGTGACTCCTGGAACAAAGGTATAGCCAGAGCCGCCAGCAGTAACATCAACCGCAGAAATGCCACCAGAACCTGTACTGATGGTAGAAACAGCAGTAGCCTGCACCCCGTTGGCATCATTAGGCGCAGAGATGGTCACAGCAGGGGCGCTGACGTAGCCTGAGCCTGGGTTGGTAATGCCTATCGTGCCGACAGAACCGATGCTAACAAGGTTCGCGCCATCCCAGTCAAACAAACCCTTGCTTGGGTCGCCTATGATGACCCGCTCGTCTTTGTACTGAGTAGACGTAACGCCAGAGCCTGAAAACGTGCCAGCAGAGGCAATGTTTCCTATGCTGCTGCTAGTGATGTTTACGAACTGCGCCCTGCCATTGTCTTCAAAAGACAAAAGGTAGTCGTTGCTGTTGAGGTTTGCAGACTCTAACGCAGTGACTGTGTTGGCGGCTGTGATGTTTGCGCCTGCGCCAGTAGTGACTTTTGTCTGGGCTTTGACAATCTTGATGTTGCCAAACCCGATAGGCATAGCGTTCTCAATCCACGAGAACTCTTCCTCGTCGATAGCTGTCCTATTGGCCTTGGTGTTTAGGCCCTTAAAGTTCTTGATGACAGCATAGGACTTCTTTTGTTCTGCTGCTGCCATGATTAGTACGGATTAGAGTAGGGGTCCGGGATGCGCCGTGTGTACGTGCTGTTGAGTGCCGCCTGAATATTCTTGGCGTACTCTTGTTTGTAGATTTCAGCTTCCCCGTAGCTCTGCTCTTTGTACTTGGCTTTGTACGCAGCGTAGAAAGCTACAGGCGTGGTGTAGGGGTCAACAATCTCGTCAACTTGTGTGGTGGCTGACAGAACCAAAGGTTGCGGCAAGATGACCGTATCTATCTCACAAGGATAGACTTGGTCCGGCACCGGGCCGATGTAAATCTGCCCCTGTCCGTACATAGAGAAGCACACAGGACGCCCTGTGTAGTTCTGCCAGTAGCGCAGTTGAGCGTTAAAGTTTGTCCAGGGCAGGTAGCGCAGAGGAATTCGGCTATTGCCCCAGAAAACCGTCAGGTTCAAAACATCTAGCGTGTTCACGCCACCGGGCAGCGCAGACAGGTTGATGATTTCGCAAGGGCTGTCATACGTCAGCGTAGCCGTGCCGTCCGTGAACGGAGTGGAAGGCGGATAGGGCTGAGTGCCTGTAGGCCAGATGGGAACGGCAGAACCAAGAACACCACCGTTGGTGACTTGGTAGATGAAGATGCCGGAGAAGACAAAAGACCCTGTGGTGACGGTAGCGCCTGCTACCCAGGGAACCGCAGCCACCCCTGTAGACGACAGGGGGGTCTGGGTGATTTGAAGATTACGTAGACAGCCTGTATCTCTTACCGTGCGCTCTCGTGCCGAATTGATGTCATCCGTCAGTTCTTGATCTGACCAGAAGACACCGTTGGCATCGTGCAAGAGCCTACGGACTTCCGTAAGGTAGGAAGCAAGAGTAGCCATCTACGTTCCATTTTCTTACGCAACCCGCTGCTGGCGAGTGGCTCCCCCACCACGCTTTTCAACGTGGAGGGGTACTACACCAACCGCCGAGGGTAACGAGCGGTCTTCTTCAATAAGAGGCGCGTCAGAGATTACAAACTTTGACAGCCTCTCCAATCCTTGATCGAGTTCGGAGTGAAGCTGCACCCAACCCAAACGGGCTAGGTGCGGCTCTTTGTCTGTCTGGCCGTGACCAAAAATAAAGCCTGCTGCCGCTGTCGTGATTTCAACTGGTTTGCCGATAGGAAACTCTACCTGCTTGTAGTTGTACGTCACGACAAGAGGCTTGTCGCTTT